CATTAAATTAATATGGCGGGACACAATCCCGCCATATTTTAAATATAGAAAGAAAAAATGCCTTTAAAAACCTTTAGAATACAAATATCAGCGTATCAATATCATGCAGATTTTAATATAAACTGCATTGAAACCTCATTAGATATTGAAAACGCAATAGTTGACAGATTGGGAAAAGGTGATATAAAATGGGAATATCTTGGAGAAATGAATGATCCCAAGATTAATAGAATAACCTATGAGGAGGTTATAAATGATGCAAACACATCTACAAGACCTTTACAAACAAAAGAAGGTATTGGATCTAGAATGGGAGCAGGAGCATCTTAATGAGGATAGATATACTCTCAATATGGTTAGAATTGACAGAAAAGTCAGAGAAGTAATTAGCCATATAAAAATGGCAGAAGCTAAAAAAGAGCATCTGCTAAACAAAGTAGAAGACGCTGCCCCCGAAGTTTCTGTAGCCACTTAGTAAAAAGCTACATCGTTGGAAAAATTCAATCCACATTACACGCCCTCTTGCACTCTATTTAAAACTAGTATACAATTTTGTCACTATACAAAAATAAAAATTAAATGTAGACGTGTATAGTCGACATGCCCCTAGGGACTACATTTAAATATTCTAGGAGGAATATTATGGCTAAAACAACTTTTTCGGGTCCAGTAAGATCTGAAGATACTTTTAAAACAATCAGTAAAAACTCTACTACTGGAGCAATTACTGAAATCATCACTTTAGGTGACGGACCCGTTGCATTAGGAGATGAAAATAAAACACTTACTAACGCAACACATAGTGGAAGAACTCTTGTAGTTCCTGCACTTGGAGCTAATAGAACTATAACTTTACCAGCGCCAGTTGCTGGCTCTCACTTTAAATTTATTTATGGTGGTGCTGCGGAAGAAGCAGAAAATTTAATTATAATAACACCAGGAAATAGTAATTTCTTTATTGGTGGAATTATTCACTTAGATTCAAATGCAGATAACGTATCTGTTTATTCTGATGGAAACTCTAACTCAAAACTAACTCTTACAGATTTTGGTTTATTTGAGATAAATATTTTGGCTAAAGATAGCACAAATTATTATATTTGGGGCCAAGCAGAAGGTGTAGATGTACCTGCATTTGCAGATCAATAATAACTAACTTTAATTAGAGCGGGGCTTTGGCCCCGTTCTCTAACAGGAGAAAAAATGGCAGACGCAGTAACAAGTCAAACAATAATTGACACAGACAAAAGAGCAGTAATTAAACTTACTAACATATCCGATGGAACAGGAGAAAGTTCTGTAAAAAAAGTTGATGTATCAGCTTTAAATGCAAGATCAGTTGATTCAGCTGCTTGTTCTAGAGTTACAATAGATCAAGTTTGGTATGATGTCGGAGGATTAAGAGCAGCACTAGAATTTGATGCAACTTCAAACGTTGTAGGTTTAGTTTTAGGTGGAAGTGCAGCAGCAGGTAATGTTTCAGGACATTGGGACTATAGATCATTTGGTGGAATTAAAAATAATGCTGCTGGTGGAATTACTGGTGATATTGATTTAACGACACATGGTCATACAGCTCATGATCATTACACAATAGTATTAGAATTAAGAAAATCGTATTAGGGAGGTAACTGATGGCCAATACAACTTCCGGCACAGTTACTTTTGATAAAACTTTTGCTGTAGATGATTTAATAGCAGAAGCATACGAGAGAATAGGCTCACAAGTAACTTCTGGATATCAATTAAGATCTGCAAGACGTTCTTTAAATATAATGTTTCAAGAATGGGGCAATAGAGGTTTGCACTATTGGGAAGTAGCTGAAAGTAATATTGATTTAATTGAAGGACAAGCTGAGTATACTTTTTACAGAGCCAGTGGAGATGGCACAAGTTCTAGCACAAATGCAACATCAAATGTTTATGGAGTTGCAGATGTTCTTGAAGCAACTTTAAGAAGTGACAGAACTGCAACCGATCAAGCAGATCAAGCCTTAACAAAAATAGACAGATCAACTTATTCTGCATTATCTAATAAATTATCTAAAGGAACACCTTCACAATATTTTGTTCAAAGATTTGTAGATAAAACTACAATAACTGTTTATCCAACTGCAGATTCATCTAATGCATCAAAAGACTTACATTTTTATTATGTAAAAAGAATACAAGATGCAGATTCAACTTATACAGATGCAACAGATGTGCCGTTTAGATTTGTGCCTTGTATGGTATCAGGGCTTGCATTTTATTTAGCACAAAAATTTGCACCAGATAGAATTCAAGCTATGAAACTTTATTATGAAGATGAACTAGCAAGAGCATTATCAGAAGATGGTTCTTCTACTAGTGTTCACATAACACCTAAAACTTATTACCCAGGAACATAATGGCAAGAGGAAAATATTCAAAAGCAATATCAGATAGATCAGGAATGGAATTCCCATATAATGAAATGATGAGAGAATGGAATGGTTCTTTTGTGCATAGATCAGAATATGAAAAAAAACATCCACAACTAGAATTAAGAACACGAGGCGGAGATGCAGAGGGATTATTAAATGCTAGACCAGATAGAACCGAAAATGAAGTAATTGCAATATTACGACCTAATCCTTTTAAAACTATTGCAGCTAGTTCTGGTATAATAAACGTATTTGAAAAATCACACGGAAGATCAACAGGAGACACGGTTAGATTTAGAGGAGCTCTTTCAACTTCAACATCATTTAAAAATCCAACAAATTTTGACGGAATTACAGGATCTAATGTAGCAAAATCTACTGGCTACTCGATTACAGTTGGCAAACGAGATTCAAGCGGAAACATTACTAACACAACAGATTTCTATCACTTTACTGTAGACACAAACACTGCTACAAGTGGAGGAATATCAGGAGGAGGCAACAATTGCTCGGCTGGTCCAGCAACGTTGACGGCATAATATGGCAGGATTAAGTGCATCAGGATTAAAAACACAAATAAAGAGCTATACAGAAGTTAGCTCTACAGTGCTATCTGATAGTGTTTTAGAAAACATTATATTAAATGCACAGTACAGAATTTTTAGAGATATCCCTGTTGATGCTGATAGAAAGACATCTACAGGTAATTTTACATCTGGAACAAATTCTGTAACTGTTCCAGCAGGAGCTGTATTTGTTAGAGCAGTGCAAGTTTATACTGCAACTGGTTCTACTTATACTGGTGCCAATACTTACTTAGAAAAAAAAGACATTACATTTTTAGAAGAATATATTTCAGCATCTACATCTACTGGAACACCAAAATACTACGCTATGTTAGACACAGGAGCAACTGGAGAAAGTTCATCAAATTCTGGATCTATAGTTGTATCACCAACACCAAGTGGAACATTTGCATACAAAATTCATTATAACGCAGCTCCAGCGTTATTGGAAAACGATGGTACTAATTATATTAGTATGAATTTTCCAAATGGTCTGTTATATTGTTGCCTAGCAGAAACCTATGGTTTCTTGAAAGGCCCAGCGGATATGTTACAATTATATGAACAAAAATATCAACAAGAAGTACAAAAATTTGGAGGAGAACAACTAGGTAGAAGACGAAGAGATGACTACGCTGATGGTACTATCAGAATACCTGTTAATTCTCCAACACCTTAAGGAATTAAATTATGGCATCAAGTTATACAGATATTGGAACAGAGTTAATGGCAACTGGCGAAAACGCCGGAACTTGGGGAACAAAAACAAATACCAATATACAGATTTTAGAAGAAGCAATTAACGGCTATGTATCACAAGCATTAACAAGCGGAGGTACGGTAACTTTAACTTATACAGATGGTTCAACAGGTGATGTTGCTCGTCACGCAGTTATAGCATTAACAGGAACAATTACTGGTAATGCAGTTGTTGAAGTTCCAGCTAATGAAAAAGTTTGGATTATAGATAACCAAAGTTCAGGTGCATATACAGTTACAGTAAGAGTTAATGGTCAAACTGGAGTTACTTGGGGAACGTCAGATAAAGGAACAAAAATTTTATATGCTAATGGTACAGATGTTGTAGACACAAACATAGGTGGCGGAGTTGGGGCACAAGATTTAAATGGAGAAGAATTTATTTTAGATGCTGATGGAGATACAACTATTACAGCAGACACAGATGACCAGATAGATATTAAAATAGCGGGTGCAGATGATTTTCAATTTACTGCAAATACTTTTACAGCGCAATCAGGCAGCACGATTGCTGCACAAGCATTAACCGCTACAACAATTGTAGCTTCTAGTACAGTTCAAGGTACTACAATTACAGCAACAACAGCTTTTGTTCCAGACGCATCAGATGGTGCAGCTTTAGGAACTTCTTCATTAGAATTTTCAGATTTATTTTTAGCAGATGGTGCAGTTGTAAACTTTGGTGATGATCAAGATGTTAGTTTAACTCACGTTGCTGATACAGGTTTATTATTATCAAGTGGAGATCAATTACAATTTGGTGACGCTGGTGAAAATATATCGGGCGATGGAACAGACTTAACTATTTCTGGTAATAATATTAATCTTACAGCTACAGCAGATGTTAATATACCATCAGGAGTAGGACTTACTTTTGCAACAGCAGAAAAAATAGAATCAGATGGCACAGATTTATCTATTACAGTTGGATCAAATGGAGACATAAATATTGGTTCTAATATTGGTGTAACTTTTGGTGATGATGGAGAAAAAATTGAAGGTGATGGTACAGACTTAACTATAGCTTCATCTAATGATTTACATTTAACTGCAACAACAGATATTAACATTCCAGCAAACGTTGGTTTAACATTTGGTGATGATGGAGAAAAAATTGAAGGTGATGGAACTAATTTAACAATATCATCTAGTGGTACAACAACTTTAGACAGTGCTGGTAATATAACAATTGACACAGGCGGCGGAGATGTTAATTGGAAAAAAAATGGCACATCTTGGGGTTTATTTAAAGAATCTTCTGGAGATGCTGTTTTTGAAACAAAAACTAATGATAAAGATTTTGTTATTAAAGGTGAAGATGGAGGAGCATCTGTTACAGCATTAACTCTAGATATGAGTGAAGCTGGTGCAGCAACATTTAATGATAAAATTATTGCTACAGAATTAGATATATCAGGTGATGCAGACATAGATGGAACTTTAGAAGCAGATGCTATTACAATTAATGGTACAGCGATTGGATCGGTGTATGCAGCTTTATCAGGTGCAACGTTTACAGGTAATATAGAAATAGATGTAGCGTCAGGAGATCCTGCAATAATTTTAGATACACAAGGTGCAGATAAATATTACATTGGAGTAGACGATTCAGATTCAGATAAGTTTTTAATTAAAACAGGTGGGACTGTAGGTTCTGGTAATGGATTTAGTGTAGATAGTTCAGGTAATTTAGCTGGAACTGGAAATTTATCTGTTGGTAATGAATTATATTTAGCTTCAGATGATAGCCTTATTTCAATGGGTGCAAATTTTGAAGTTGCTATATATCACGATCATAATAATGGGTTTATATTTAGAAATGAATTAACTACTGATGACACTCCAATCGTATTAACTTTACAAAATAAAGAAGCAGATATTGCAGCAGATGATAAAATAGGTGTTATTAATTTTCAAGCTCATGCTGAAAGCACGGGAACAGACGCAATATTAGTTGCCGCAGGAATTGAAGCAGTATCTGAAGGAGACTTTAGTTCATCTAATAATGCTACAAAACTAAGTTTTAAAACTGCAGCTAGTGAGGCGGCATCTGAGAAGATGTCATTATCTTCTGCTGGATTATTAACAATTGCAGATGATTTAGTAATTAAAGATGGCGGTACGATAGGTGTATCTAGTGATGCAGATGCAATAACAATAGCATCAAATGGTGCTGTAACATTTTCACAAACACCTGTATTTCCAGATGGAAGTATAGCTGTAGCAGACTTAGATATTGATGGAGCAACAGATATAGGAGAAGCTATTGTGGATGCTGATTTATTTGTAATAGATAATGGAGCAGGCGGAACTAATAGAAAAACAGCAGCTTCAAGATTAGTAACATATATTGATGCAAATTCTAGCGCTGCATCAGTAGGAAAAGCTATTGCAATGGCAATCGTATTCGGATAAAAGGAGAATAATATGGCAACACCAAATATAGTAAACGTAGCAACAATTAATGCTAAAAATGCAACAGGAGCAGTAACTACTTCAAGAGCGTCCGCTGTTGATGTATCTGCAGATAAAGTAGCAAAAATAAATACAATACTTATTGCTAACATTGATGGATCAAATGCAGCAGACATAACAATAGAAGTTAGTGTAGATAATGGTTCTAACTATGTTAAAATTGCAAGCACAATTTCTGTTCCAGCAGATGCAACATTAAGTTTTTTAGAAAACCCAATTTATTTAGATGAAACAGATATATTAGCAGTTACAGCAAGTGCTAACAGTGATCTAACTTATTTTGTTTCTTATGAAGAATTAGACGACGCATAGGAGTTTAGTTTTATGGCTATAGCAGGAAATGGCGGTATAATTGGACCTTGTCTTTCACCTACTTTTTCTTTTGGTAAAGGAACTATTACTACTAAAACATCAAACGGATCTTTAACTACACAAACAGGAACTATATTAGTAGACGCTATAATTGTAGCTGGAGGTGGTAGCGGTGGTCCTGGACAAACAGGCGCTAGAGGTGGTGGCGGCGGTGGTGGAGGAGGATTTATTCCATTATCAAGTCATCCAGTTTCTGGAAATACATCTTATCCATTTGTAATTGGTGCCGGTGGCTCAAATGCAAATGGTGCTAATTCAACAGGTTTTTGTCAAACAGCCGTAGGTGGAGGAGCAGGTGCTGGATCTCCAACTGCAGGATCCGATGGTGGATCTGGTGGTGGGGGAACTTTTCCAGGTGGAGGTGGCGGAGACGGAACTGCATGTCAAGGAAATGGTGGAGGCGCTGGTGGTTCTTCTTCTCCTAATAATGTAGGTGGAGGTGGTGGCGGTGCTGGTGGAGCAGGCGCTGCAGGAACTTTACCATGTGGACCTGGAAGAGGAGCAGGTGGAGCAGCAGTAACAAGTAATATTTCAGGATCATGCGTAACCTACGCTGGTGGAGGAGGAAATGGAATTGCTGGTGGTAACACTGGTACTAGAGATCCAAGCGCTAGTGGAGGTAGTTATCCAGGAGCAACAGCCCCTAATGCAGCCGATAATAGAGGCGGTGGCGGTGGTGGATCTGGTAGATGTGATGCTGGTGGTAACGGTGGTTCAGGAGTGGTAATTATAAAAGAATTAAATAAAGCACCTGGTGTATGGAGATTAAATGAAGTTTATGCAAATCAAATTAGTGATACTTGGACAAATTAATAGGAATATTGACTTTGTAAAATTTAAATAATATAATGTTTTAAGGAGAATTTTTATGGCACATTTTGCAGAATTAGAATCAAAAACAGACCCAACAGGATTTACATCTGATACACATTTAGTTGTTAAACAAGTTACAGTTGTGGCAAATGATATAGAAGCCAATGGTGGCATATTAGGAGATAATAACTGTCACGTTGACGGTGAAACATGGTGTAAAAATTTTTTTAATAAACCAAATACAAATTTTAAACAAACTTCTTATAATAATAATTTTAGAAAACAATATGCAGGTATAGGTATGGTATACGATGCATCAAAAAATAAATTTTTAAACCCACAACCTTTTGCTTCATGGTCATTAGACGACGATGACGATTGGAAAGCACCAATTACTTATCCATCAGTTACAAATGATGGTGAAGATACACCTTCATGGTATTATCATATTGTATGGAATGAAACTAAATATAACGCTAACAACAATACAGGTTGGGAAGCAACAAAATCAAACGACGACGCGGAAACCAAAACAGTCTATAATTGGAATGGCTCAGCTTGGGTTTCCGAATAGGGGACTTTAAATGGCCAGAACTAACGGCGGAATAATTGGAAAAAAAAATGTAACTTCTTTTGGGAAGTGCACCTTAACCGCAAAAACATCTAATGGAAGTTTTACAACACAAGCAAAAACCACACTTGCACATGTTTTAGTTGTAGCAGGAGGCGGCTCTGGAGGTGGATTAGGTTCAGGTCCTTCTGATGCTGGAGGTGGTGGCGGAGCTGGAGGATTAAGATTAATAGCGTGTCAACCGCTTTCAGGTTCAACTTCATACACTGCTACAATAGGTGGTGGTGGATCAGGTAATACAAGTCATGGAGCCAGTGGAGTTAATAGTTCTTTAGCATGTTCTTCTTGCACAGTTTCAATAGTTGCAACAGGTGGTGGAGCAGGCGGAGCAGGTAATCCAGGAAGTCCAAAAAGTGGTGATCCAGGAGGATCCGGTGGTGGAGGTGGAACTGGAGGAAGTAAAGGTTGTGGTAATGCTGGATCTTTTTCTCCTGCTGAAGGTAATCCTGGAGGAGGACCTAGTTATGGTGGTGGTGGAGGCGCAGGAGCTGCAGGAGTTCAACAATCAGCTGCTCCAGGAGCACAGAACGCTGGAGATGGATTAAGTGTCGCTCCACTTTTTGGTGCTGCTCCTCAACCTTTTTATTTATCAAACACATCTAATACAGGTCCAACAGTCTGTGGTGTATTTGCTGGAGGTGGTGCAGGTGGAATTACAACTTGTGCTACTGAGTTATCAGGCGCACCAGGTGGTGGAGGAAATGGTGGAGCAAGAGTAGGTGCAGGAGAAACTAGACCTCCAGGAACTAGTGGTGCAACCAACTCTGGTGGTGGTGGAGGTAAAGCTGGGTCAGGCCCAGATGCAGGTCCTACAGGAACTGGAGGAAGTGGTGGTTCAGGAATTGTAGTAGTAAAAGAATTAAATAAAGCAAGTGGTGTTTGGAATTTAAAAACTCATTATAGAGAATTAAGAAAGTCAGTAGTAACGTGGCCTAATTTTTTTTATGATTTAGATTATTTAGTAGTCGGTGGCGGTGGTGGCGGCGGTGGTGGTAACACTGGACCAGGTCAAGGAG